CAAAAAATGTAGGTCAAACAATACACAATGAACAAAACACAAAAAAAGAAAAAAATAAAAAAGAAAATTTCGACCATACTAAAAAACTTTTGGACTACATAGAAACTTTAGAGATTGATTCTGAAAAAAAGAAAATCTTTAAAGAATGGGTAGAATACAAAAAATCTAAATGTCAGTACAAAGATACTAAATCATTAGACATTCTTGTCAAACGATTTATTAAATACTCTGTACAGGAATTAAGAGATATCATAGAAAAATCAATAATGAACAACTACTCGGGAATTTTTGAGCCTAAAGTAAATAATAGTTCTAGTCAAGAAAAACATAATGAAGTTTCAAAAATGACTCCTGAAGAACGAGAAAGAATGATAAAAACTAAATACTTCGGAGGTGCTTAAAATGAATCATAGGACTAAACTGGAATATATGTTGCTTGGAAGACTTATGGTATTCCATGAAAATATAGAACTTGCGCTTGAAAAAGGCTTGAAAGCTGAATGGTTTTCAAGAGAAGAACTTCAGAAAGTTTTTATTCAGATGTCAGAGATGTTTCAAAACACAGGTAAGTTTGAAGTTTCAGGGATAGAAATTTCCGATGAACTGTTAGATGTACTGTATGATTATGGTTCTTTCATAACTTCGGTGGATATTGCTATAAGAGAACTAAAAAAAGAATATCAGAAAGACTTATTTGAAAGCAAAGTAAAAGAAATAATGAACAATGAAGAGCTTACTTTGGAGCAGAAATCTTCTGAAATCAGGGAGTTATCAGAAAAAATAAATGAGGAAGAAGACGAAAGTTATAAATTTCTAAAACCTCAGGAATTGCTTAAAAACTGGGCAGAAAAAATTGAAAATAAAGTTATGAATGGCGTTAAAAGTCCATTTCCTAACATGCAGAAATATTTCAATTTCCTTGGGGGGCAACTGATTATAATTGGTGCTAGACCTTCAATGGGAAAAACGGCATTAGGACTTACATTTTTTAAAGAAACAGCAAAAAGGCATAATTCCTTATTTGTCAATCTTGAAATGAACGAAAGTGAAATAACTGAAAGAATTTTAGCAAGTGAAGCTGATGTTCCACTTAATAGATTGAGTTTCAGGGAACAGACCGATAGGGAAACTTCTGCAATAAGTGAAGCAATTGCAACTATTGACAATATGCAGTTTTATATCCTTTATTGTCTAAAAATGGACTTTGAAGTGATTGTTAATAAGATCCGTATTGAACATAAGAAAAATCCTTTTAAGCTTGTTGTAATTGACTATCTTACTATGATGAGAAGTAGTAAGAAATTTCAAAACAGGAATCTGGAAGTTGAATATATGGCAAATGCCCTTAAAATGCTTTCAAAAGAACTTAATACTTGCATTATAGTACTTGCACAGCTTAACAGAAGCAATGAAGCAAGGACTGGAAAAAATAAAAAGCCTGAAATGTCAGACTTAAGAGATTCAGGAGGAATAGAACAGGCGGCTGACATTATAGGTCTTCTATACAGGGAAGATTACTATGATGAAGAAATGAAAAATGAAGATTTTGTGTTTTTGGAAATGCTGATAAGAAAAAACAGGCAGGGAAGAACAGGGGAAATAACATTTGGATTTCAGAAGTCAAGTCAGAGAATAAGTGGAGGTAGAGATGAAAACTAAGTATCAAATAATTTCAGAACTAGAAGACAGGAATATTGAAATTGATAGAGAAATAGACAGATTAATACAGGAAAAGCTGAACAACAAAGAGAAAATAGAACAGTTGAGCAGTTTTAATAAGGATTAAAATGGCAAAGAAAAGCAAAAAGCAATTAGTTTTGGACGATCTGAAACAGTTTGTGAGAGATTCATTTCATAACTTTGATTTGTTATTAAGTCCTGATGACTTTGCTTTGAAATTCATAACAATCAAAAAGCAAAGTAAACATTTAAGATTTATCAGTGATGAAAATATTATTTTTTCTGAAATATTGGGAAATTTAGATGAAAATTTTATAAATGAAACAGTATTTTTCCAAACTATAATTAGCAGAATGAATTTTATTTTTCAGAAAATAAAAGATACAACATACCTTTTCAGGATCGACTTCATAAGTTCTGATGTTATAGAAAAGGCTAAAAATCTTTATTACAACTTTAATGAAGATGTTAAAAAATTTGATGACATTTTCGGAGCTTATCTATCTCTGTATGCTTTAGCAAAGAAAAATCGGGAGCTTATAGAGTACAGAGACGAAAAAGGAAAACAGATTGAAGAAATGTACAGAAATGATAATCTTTTAATTCACAAGTCAATTGTTGTTTTTGAAAAGACTGAAAAAATAATTGCAGACAAAATTTGGAACGGAACTTTAGACTGGAACTGGAGAGGAAAAAATGGGGAAATATTGGACTACAGGAGAAATAGAAGATTTGAGAATTCTCAAAACAGTTGAAGGGCTTACTAATAAGGAAATTAGCAAAATTTTAGAGAGAACGGAAGCATCAGTTTTTTCTAAAACTAAAAAATGTAAATTGTTAAAATTTGAAAACTGGACAAAACAAAGTGATGAATTGCTTGAAAAACTTGTTTTTAATACATATCGAAAAATAGAAGAAATTGCTAGGAAATTAGGGAGAACAGAATTAGCAACAAAAACAAGAATGAAAGAGTTATTTGGAAGCAGTAGCATACAAAAACTTAGAAATTTAAGTTTTTTGAATAACTCTGAAACCAGGTTTATGGAAAGTGAAATAGAGTTTCTGAAAAAAAATTATTATAAAAAAGGTGCAAAAGAATGTGCCAAAATTTTAAAAAGAACAAGTCAATCTATAGTAAAAAAAATATACAAATTAAAAAAACATGGAGTTGAATTTGAGGAGCAATTTATTCCGAGATTTAATGGAAATATGCGGGGATATGTGATTTATTCAAACAAAACTGGGAAAATAATAAAAAGATATAACACTCTTGAGGAATGGGCGAAGGAATAGATTAATGAGAATAAAAATATATTTTTTGGAAATTGTCGACTTGAACGATGGAGTCCATCAGATAAAGTCAGATGATTATCAAAAAATATGGGCATTTGTAAAAAGGCACAAGGGAGAGATAAAAGGACTGCATTCAGGTAGTAAAACGGTTTCAGAAAAGAAATTTGAGGAAATGAAAAAGGAAGAAAATTTTAAATAGGAGGAAATTTGGAGTTAAAAGAGTTAACAGAAAAATTTAAAGCAATATTTGGAGAACTGGAAGATTTCAATTTAGACTTATTGACTGATTCTAATTGTTCTAAATATTTAGATCTTATAAATAATGACTTAGAAACAGACTATCTGCAAAAAATATGGCAGTTTTTCATGGCAGATAGAGAGGAGAAAAAACAGGATTTCACACCAAAAAGTTTGGGGAAACTTATTTCTGAGTTAACAAAATCAACTGCTGAAGAGTGGGTTTATGATATGTGCTCTGGCAGTGGAGCATTAACAATTCAAAAGTGGTGCAGCAACAAAAATTTAAAATTCGTGTGTGAAGAACTTGATGAAAATTTAATCCCTTTTTTGCTTTTTAATTTAAAAATTAGGAATATCGAAGGTTATGTAATAAACGGAAATGTTTTAACTGGCGAAAGAAAAACAGTTTATAAACTAACAAAAGGTAATGAATTTTCAGAAATAGAGATTTCTATGTTCTTTGAATATCCAAAATTTGATTGTGGAATTTCTAATCCTCCTTTTAACTTGAAAGGTGAATACAAAGGCGAAATATCACTGAAAAATATGAACTATGTTTTTGTTTTAAAAATGCTTGAGAGAGTGCATGGGAAAGTAGCTTTTATTTTGTCAAAGGCAGTAACATCCTCATCAGATGAAATAGAAGCTAGAAAATATTTGAAAGAAAAGAAAAAAATAAGAGCAGTAATTGAAAATCCAGGTGAAATGTTTGAAAGTACAGCTATACCGACAACAGTATTATTTTTTGAAGATTCAGAAGAAATAAGTTTTTTAAATTGCAAAAAATTTTTTACAGAAGAAGAAAGAAAACAAAATGGAGAGGATCATACTAAAAATAGAGTTTACACAAAAATATTAAAAACATATTCTAAAGATCAGATAGAAAAAATCTTATTATGCATAAACGAAAAAAGAGATATAGTGAATTTTTCTAAAACTGTAAGAAATAATGAAATTCAAGAAGAAAATTGGCAACCATTACGCTATATTGAAACAAAAACAGAAGAAAAATATAACAGAAGCTATGAAGATATACTCACAGATTTACAGAGAGTGATGATTCAAAAAAATGAAAATAAACTCACTATAAATGAAACGTGGGCAAAAGAAATCGGATTTTTAGAAGTTTTTCAAAATGCTACTAAATCTGATGAAACAACTAAAGAAATAAATAAAACAATAAAAGAAGTTTTAAAATTAGAAATCGAACTTCCAACTCAAAACTACATAAGGACAACAAAAAGCAAAGAGTTAAAAATTGAGAATATGGATAAAGCAGAAATTACGTCACTTATGTTGATGACTTTGAACACGTGGAGAACTATGATTCATTTTCTCAACAATGAAGAGAACAGATATTTGACAGAATTAAGAGATAAAATGTTGCCTGATTTGATGAGTGGCAACTTAAAAATCTGAAAATAGGAGGGATTATAAATGGCAAAAAAAGTAATTAAGTTAATTAGTATGAGAAGAGAAAACAAATTAAACAATAACGATAACATTAAAAGCCCCAAGCATTACAAACTTGAAGGACTTAACATAGAAAGTATTGATGTAATCAGGGCAACACTTGGAAGGGAAGGCTTTAAAGCGTTCTGCAAAGGGAACATCATGAAATATTTAATCCGGGCAGAAAAGAAAAATGGCTTAGAAGATTATAAAAAAGCACAGACTTATCTAAATTGGTATTTGAAAGAATGTGAAGAGCATGATTAAACTTGAATTACCAGTTTACTGGCAGACTAGAAAGAATAAAATAACTCTAATGAGCTTAAACTGGTACAGGAATGAGAACGAACATGTAAAAAATAAAATTAAGCATGAATATCATGACTTGATAAGATTAAAACTTTTAAAAAACAAAGAAAAAATAAAAGGTAAATATCAGGTCCGATACCGTTATTTCTACAAAAACTCAGGAAGTGATCTTGAAAATGTAGCTTCAGTAATCGGAAAATTTCTGAATGACGCATTAAAGGAACTGGGGATAATTGTAGATGACAGTGTTAAATATTTAGTCAATAGTCAACTGATAGTTGACAGTTGTGATAAAAAAAATCCAAGAATGGAAATAGAAGTGGAGGAAATAGAATGACAAATAAGCAAGTTTACGGAATGATAGAAATGGTAGGAGAATTTTATCGTGCAATGGGCGATGGAGAATATATAGGAACAGGAAGCTACAAAGACAAATTAAGAAAAAAAATGCGTGAAGACATTTTTCATGAAGAACTAACTGAGTTCATAGAAGCTAGTGCTTATAAAAGGGAAAAGCTAAGAAGAAAAGGACAACTGGATGCAATCTGTGATATGTTCTATGTTGCAGCTGGAAATCTGCTTGAAAACAGTAAGAGCATTGAACAGGCAAAGCAGAAGTGGACTAAAGGTGGTATCTGGGAAACGGACACTGCGGAAAAAATGAGAAAAAGAACTGATTTTGATGTTCATACAGTGTATGAATCGTTCAAGGAAGTACATCGGAGCAACATGACAAAGGTATGCAAAGATGGAACAGTATTAAGGCGTGAAGATGGGAAAATTATAAAACCTGATACATTTGAAGAGCCTAATTTGGAAAAATTTCTTTAAGGGGGAGTTATGGAAATAATAACAAATACAAAGGTCTTACAGACAGTAGTAATGCTTTTTAGCTTTTATTTACTGTATAAGTTGAATAAAAAATAAGGAGGAAATATGCAAATATATGAAAGCTGCACAGGGAATATATACATAGCGGAAGACGGATATAGTCCTGAAAGATGTGGTTTCTGCGGAGATACAGATAATTATCTTGGAAGTTACAGAAAAGGAAATCTGAAAAGCATTGGAGAAACTCTTATTGAGTTAATGCTCGAATATGATTTTAGATATATGAAAGAGATTTACAAGGAAATATGTGAAGTTGAAAAAATAACGGAAAATCAGAAAAAGGAAATAAATAATGCAATAGAACAAAATTTCAGAAAAAGGGTAGAAACAATTTTTGGATAGAAGGAGGAAAACAATGAATGAACTTGTAAAGATAGAAAGTAGAGGAGAAAAACAAGTTATAAGTGCAAAGGAACTATACGAAAAATTAGAGATGGACAAATCACAT